TTGATACAGAAGCAGAAGAACGTGCAGAAAAATTAAGATTAATAAATGAAGATTATACTGAACAAATAGAATTAGCAGCAAAATTTTATGGTACAAATTCAATAAAAATATTAGAATTAAAAGCAGCGCAAAAAAAGGCAGAAGATAAACAACAAGCAGAATTTGATGAGCAAGATAAAGCAAAACAAGATAAAATTAATCAAGAAGCAAAAGATAAAGAAAAAAAGAGATTAGAAGGTATACAAAAAATAGTAAATGATGCAACTGAATTATCAGAGTTAGAAAAAATTGAAAAAGATAGACTTGCAGCACAAACAGAATTAGACTTGCTAGGTGCAACTTGGATAGAAAAAGCTAGGATAAATGCTTTTTATATGCAACAAATAGCAGATAAAGAAAAAGAAATAAATGATGAGAAATTAGATAATGACACAAAAATAGCTGATGCCAAAACAGATTTACAAAATAGATTAACTGGTGAGGTTTCAAACGCAGTTGGTGCAATAGGTGATATATTTGAAAAAGGAACTGCTGCATCTAAAGGTGCCGCACTTGCAGAAATAGCTATTGGAACTGGTGTTGGTTTTATAAACGCATTAGACATAGCACAAAAAAGTGCAAAGGGTACTGGTCCAGCAGCAGCATTTGCATTTCCCATATTTTATGCGTCTCAAATTGCAGCAGTTTTAGGTGCGGTATCACAAGCTAAAAATATATTATCTACTGTAAAAGGTGGCGGTGGAAGTGGAAGCACTCCAACTGCACCAAGTGGTGGTGGCTCCGCACCTCAACCCCCAGCATTTAATATAGTGGGTGCAAGTGGTGAAACACAATTAGCAGATGCAATAGGTAGCCAAACACAAAGACCATCTCGGGCATACGTCGTGAGTAACGATGTAACAACGGCACAAGAAATGGATAGAAACATTATTGAAGGTGCTAGTATCGGCTAAATGCAAAATTAAAAACTAAACACGTTATATATTTATGAGGATAATAGAACTTATTTTAGATGAAGAAGATTTGGATGCTGGAGTAGAAGCAATTTCTATCGTAGAAAGCCCAGCCATTGAAAGTGACTTTGTTGCATTAAAGAACCAAGAGATAAAGTTAGCAGAAGTAGACAAAGAAAAGAAAATCTTAATGGGTGCTTTATTAATACCAGACAAGCCTATATACAGAAATGGTTCAGAGGGTGAGTATTACATATTCTTTTCAAAAGATACTATTGTAAAAGCATCTCAAATGTTCTTACAGAATGGCAATCAAAGTAGATCAACACTAGAACACGCACAAGCCTTAAATGGTTTAACATTAGTTGAAAGTTGGATAGTAGAAGATAAAGCCAAAGATAAAACTGCATTGTATGGTTTAGATGTACCAGTAGGAACTTGGATGGGAAGTGTAAAAGTAAACAATGAAGATGTTTGGAATGAGTATGTAAAGACAAACAAAGTAAAAGGTTTTTCTATCGAAGGTTACTTTGCAGATAAAATGGAAGCACCTAAAGAAAATATAGAAGAACAAATGGCATCACAATTATTAAACCAAATAAAAACAATAATAACAAATGAAAAGTAGATTAGAAAAAGTTTATAGCAAACTTCCAAACCAAAAAGTAGACCTTAAAACACAAAAAGTAGAGTTGTCTTTAATTGATAATTTAGAAAATGAAATTATACAATTATATAATATGGCAGAAAAAGCAGATAGCAATATAAAAAACGCTAAAGAAATTATAGAAAAAGTTAAAGATGAGGCTTTTGATTTTGTTGTTATTGACCTTCAATCCGCATTTACTAAATTACAAAATTCACTTGATGAGGCAAACAATAAAATGGAAGAAATTGGTTTAGATAAATCTTTATTAAAAACTTATTATGATGATACATATGATATAAAAAGAATATTTGATGATTTAATGAGTGAAATAGAAACTTTATAAATGCAAAGAAACAACAAAAATAAAACTTTTATACCTAGTAGAACATCACCTACTGGGGGTGGACGTGCTTGTTTATGTTGGGATACTAACAAGTATTCTATCTCTTGTTGTGATGGTTCTATGCAAGCACAAGGTATTGGTGTAATAACAAGAACAGATTATGATGCTTTTTTATTACAAGAAGATGGTGATTTAATACTACAAGAGGATAATGCAAAAATAATAATCTAATGGGAAATTTAAAAATATCTGCATTACCAGCAGCAACAGAATTACAAGGAGATGAAAATATAGTAGTTGTTCAAAATGGCGTTACAAAACAAACCACAGTACAAAATATAGTAAATTATATAGTACCTACAAGTTTAACAGTATCAGAGGGTACAACAGTTAATTTATCAGATTTAGCTTATGCAACATCTGAATTGATTGAATTATCTTGGAGTGGAGCAAATGGAACTATGATTTTAAATTTACCACTTGCTGCTTCAAATGTAAACAGAGTAATGAGATTTATATCTAATAGTGGTTTTGGTGCAGGTACTCAAAACGCAGACTTAACACCACAAGGTGGAGATACTTTAGATGGCTCAACAAATAAATATAGAATAAACAAAGCATACGAGGGAATACAAGTATGGTCTAATGGTACAGAGTGGTTTATAATACAAAAGAAAGCCTAAAATGCAAATTTTAATTTAATAATCGTTATATAAATAGTATGGAAAAAACAAAAATGTTAAATCAAATTAGAACACTTCTAAACATCGAGGTAAAACTTGAAGAAATGAAGTTGGAAAACGGTACTGTAGTAAGTGCTGATACATTTGAAAAAGGAAGTGAAATCTTCATTGTCACAGATGATGAGAAAGTAGCAATGCCAGTAGGGGAGTATATCCTTGAAGATGGTAGATTAGTTGTAGTATCTGAAGAAGGTATGATAGCAGACATTAGAGAAGTGTCTAATGAAGTACCAGCTAAAGAAACAGAGGATCTTGAAGAAGAAACTGTTGAAACAGAAGTACCAGCAGAGGTAGCTACAGAAGTTGAAGCAATTATTGAAGCAGTAGTTGAGGTTATTGCCCCAGTTATTGAAGAAGTAAAAGAAGAAATTGAAATGTTGAAAAAGAAATTTTCAGATATGGATGTGAAAGAAGAAGAAAAGAAAGAAGAAGAAAAGAAAGAAGAACTTTCAGCAGCTAGAAAACCAATTAAACACAATCCAGAAGCAAAAGCATCACAGAAAAAACAAATGCAATTTGCTAAAGGTAATTTTAACACAACACTAGATAGAGTATTAAACAAATTAAATAAATAAAAATGAATAAAAGAAACGTAAATTTAGCAACCACTACTAACATCACTACAACTTATGCTGGTGAATTTGCTGGTGAGTATATCGCAGCAGCTTTATTATCTGCATCAACTATTGACGATGGTGGTTTAACAGTAAAGGCAAACATTGCTTTTAAAGAAGTAATTAAGAAACTTGCAACAGACTCATTAGTGTCTTCTGCATCTTGTGATTTTACACCAACATCTACAATCACTTTAACCGAAAGAATTATTCAGCCAGTTGAGCTTCAAGTAAATCTTCAACTTTGTAAGTATGACTTCGTTAACGATTGGGAAGCACAATCAATGGGTTATGGTCTTGGTCAAACATTGCCACCAAAGTTTTCTGATTTCTTAATTGCTCAAGTAGCTTCAAAAGTTGCACAGAACACAGAATTTTGTATTTGGCAAGGAGATACTGCGGCGGGAACAAACAACTCTTTTGATGGGTTCGAGAAACTAATTGCAGCAGCAGCAACTGCGGGAGATATTCCAGCAGCACAACAAGTTGCAGCAGTAGCGGGTGGATTGTTATCTACAAACATTATTGACGAACTTTCTAAAGTAGTTGATGCTATTCCAGCACAACTTTACGGAAAAGAAGACTTGTTTCTTTATATGGGAACACAAGCAGCTAAACTATATGTTCAAGCACTTGGTGGATTTGGATCAAATGGTTTAGGAGCAAATGGTGTAAACAATATGGGAACACAATGGTGGAACAACGGAAGCCTAACGGTAAACGGTGTTAAAATCTTTGTTTGTCCAGGTATGTCAGCAAACAAAATGTATGTTGCAGAAAGATCTAACTTATACTTTGGAACTGGGTTGTTAAACTCAACTCAAGAGGTTAAGGTGCTAGATATGAGTGATTTGGATGCTAGTAACAATGTGAGAATGGTAATGCGTTTTACAAGTGCAGTACAATTCGGTATCGCATCTGATTTAGTAGAGTACGCATAATTAATTAATTAATCAATAAAAAGGGGTGGGTAGGTAATCTGCTCACCCTTTTTTTTAAAACATAAAAACAATGGCTTGTACATTAACAACGGGTAGAAAACTACCTTGCAAAAGTGCCTTTGGTGGCATAAAAAAAGTGCTATTTGCAGACTTTG